TGGTGTTACCACATACACTAACCTATCTGACTTACCAAGTTCAGGTGTTAACGCAGGTGACTTAGGATTTGTTACAGCAAACAATGGTTTGTATATCAGAGGTACATCAGGTTGGTATGTTATTGCACTTGTAAATACATCACCTACATATACCACATCTCCTAATGCATCTTATAATTTAGCCACAGATGGTAGCACAACAACTGTAATCACAATAGTTGCTACTGACCCTGAAGGTTTTGCTATAACGTATAGTGCTACAGCAGATAGTGGTTTCAATGGTCTTGCTACTGTATCACAGGGTACAGGTAACAATACAAATGTATTTACAGTTACACCTAAGTCAGAGGCAAATGCTACAACAACAAGTGGTACATTAACTTTTAGAGCAACAGATGGCGTTAATAACACAGATGTTGTTTCTACTTTTACTTTAGTATTTGATAACAGTATACAAAATAGTGAAGATACATATTTATTAATAAAAGGTTCTGGAAATAATAAACAAAACACAATTGTTGATGGTAGTTCAACTGCCCATACTATAAATACAACTAATACTCCTTTAGGTTGTTCTCTTACACCTTTTCATCCATATGGTTATAGTAGATATTTTAATGGCGATGGTAGTTATTTAAAAATAGATAATGACAACAGTTTTACACCTACAAATAAAAATTTTACAATAGAGGCATGGATTATGCCTATGACAGACTCACAACAAACAAATGCTACCATATTTTCCAGAGGAAGTAGCACTACTAATAGAGAGTTTGCTTTATATATGACCGAAAGTACTCTTGTTTTTAAAATATGGAATAGTTCAAATACAGAAAAATCTGTTAGTTACAGTGGTACAGACCAAGATGGAGATTTATTTTATACAGGTAAATGGTATCACGTAGCTGGAGAATTAAGCGGTTCAGTAAGCGATAGAACCATGAACTTATATATTAATGGTAGAAGAGTTGCTACAACGACAGGTATAGATGCGTCTTATGTTAGAGATACTAATAGTAGCGGTTATATTGGTGGAGGTGTATGGGCAGCAAGTAATACAAGATTTATTGGATATATTACAGATTTAAGATTAAGTTATAATAGTAGTAGTTCTGGTCAAGCTCCTAGATATTCTGGTGCAGAGGATTTTGTTTTACCTACAACTAGATTTACAAATGACTCAACTACACAACTTTTAACACTTCAAGATGGATGGCCAAAAGATAATTCAGGTAATAATTTAGTAATTTATCCTGATACTAATAACACATCTACAACTACTCCAGTTGCATATCACAGAATATTATCGCCTTATAATATTCCTGAAGAATATAATTTAACAACACACGGTACAGCATGGCATACTTCTGGTACAAGGGGTTATGTTCATACCGCAGATGTATCCACACAGAGAATAGGAACAAATTCTTTTTGCATAGAGGGATGGGTTTATGTAACTAGACATGCTACTGGTTATAATGTTTTAGCTTCAAGATGGAATGGTGGTAACAGTAGTGCACAAGGTAGCAATTTTAGAGGATATACTTTAGGATATAAGTCTAGTGGTCCTTTTGGTTATTTAGGATATAATGGTAGTAGTACTATAACTTTTAGCGGTACTACTGAAGCAGTTTATTTAGGACAATGGACTCATATAGCATATAGTTTAGAAAGAACAGGAACTACAGCAGCTACTTTTAGAACTTTTGTTAGTGGAAAAAAAGCTAACGAAATAAGTTTTAATTATGCAGAAGTTACAGATAGTAATGCTCCCCTTCGTATAGGTGCATACAGTACAGATGATACATACGCTACAAATGGATTAATGTCAGATTTTAGATTAACTGTAGGTGATGCCGTTTATACAGCTGACTTTACACCCCCTACAGCACCTTTTACTAATAATTCAAATACTAAACTAAGAGTTAATGCTGACTTAGGTATTTATGATGCGTCAGGCGCACAAGGAGTACCTTCACAAGAACAATATTTCTTTGAGGCATCTCCTAATGAGGGTTCTTTAATATTACAAGGTAACGCAAAATCATCTACCACACAAACTAAAAACGCAAGTTCCTCTATGTATTTTGATGGCACAGATGATTTAATTTCATTAAATAATAAAGAACATATGCCAAGCGGTGATTTAGATTTAGGTGAAAAAGATTGGGGTCTAAGCATGTGGGTTAGACCTGACAATACAAGTTCAGGTGAAAGAGTTATTATTCATCAAGGAGATAAAGGTACTAATGGTTGGGGATTAGTTCAAAGTGGAACTAGTTTAGTTTATTATACAGGTGGCGGTAGCGCAGATATTACTATTAGTAGTGTATTTAGCGCAGGTACATGGGTACATATTGCATTAGATAAAACAAATAACCCGTATTATGGTAATAATGGACTTACAGGAACATACGGAACTAGTGCAAGCACTGACGCAATAGTAACTATATGGGTTAATGGTAATTCAAATACCTATAATACAACTTCTGGGTATGCTTCAGGAACTAACACACGATTAGAAATAGGAGGTAGTACTAATCCTACTGGTGGATGGGGCAGTGTAACAGGTTTTGTTGGATATTTAGAAGATATAAAATTTGTTCAAAAACATAATCGTAACAGAGCCAGACTACAAGCACCTTTTATTATTAGTAGAAATACTTCAACTTCTGACAGTAATACGTTTTTATTATGCGCTCATGCATCCGCTTATGATACGGTTCACGGAGATTGGACAGTCACTAACGGTGGTACTGCACCAACCGTAAGTCGATTTTCTCCTGTAAAAGATGGTTATTCTTTAAAATTTGATGGTACTGCTAGCACTAGAATGCTTTTATCTCATACAGGTAGTTCATCAGATTATAATATAGGAGATGCAGATAATAATGCCGCAGGTAACTGGTCTATGGATGGTTGGTTTTGGACAAGTTATAGTCATGTAGACCAATACTTTTTTAGCAACTATGGTTCAGCAGATGCTGATTACACATTTATGTTAGGCACTAGAAGTAGTGGTGTATTCCAATTAAGAAGACATACTGCTGGTGCTGGAAATCAATTAAACGCAGCCTCTTGGAGAAGAAATAGATCGCAACATCTTTTATTTACTCAGGAATACAAAAGCGCACAAAACAATGTTTATGATACTCTATATATAGATGGAGTATGGGTACATTCAGCTACTAATAGTAGTTCATATGCTTATGATTTTCAAAATATTTCTATAGGTGGTAGAACTGATACCGTATCTAGTTCAAGATGGTATGGATATTTATCAAATATAAGAATACAAACAGGAACAGTAATACATCCCGGTGCCGCTAGAGATAGTAATGGTAGATACTCTTCATTTAGTGTACCAACAGCAGAAATAAAAGGTTAATATAATGACAGAAAGTAGAAACAGAGACATAGCAACAAGTGCTGGTCAAGCTGTTGCTACAGATGTTATAGCTACAGATGGTTCGTTAACAGGTAACGTAGTAACTGCTTATACTAATGCTTCAGATATACCTTCATCAGCAAGTGTAGGAGACATGGCATACGTAACTAGCACAAACAAACTATTCTTCTGGCGAGGTAATGGCTGGTATGGTATCGCTATAGGTGATGCAGTATGACGTTAGGTTTTCATTCACTTTCTGAAGCTCCTTTATCAGCGTTAACGGTACAAGATTTTAACGCAACAGCTACTATACAAGGCACATCAAGTGCTGTTGCTAATACCACTGAAATAATAATAGTAGATAGTGTTGCTATTCAAGGTGTAGCAACTGTATCTGGCTCTATAGAAAAAGTAATACAAGATGCTACTGCTAGTATTACTGGAATTGCTACAACTGTTAGCAGTGCAATAAAATTAGTATCAGCAGATAATGTAACAATAGCTGGTATAGCAAATACTGTTTCATCTGTTGATAAAATAAAAGATGTTACTAGTGTTATTAGCGGTGTAGCAACTGTATCTGGTTCTATAGACAAAATAATATTAGATGCTACTGCTAGTATTCAAGGTGTTGCAAGTCAAACTAACACCACTATAAAATTCTTTGGTGGTTCTTCTACTGTAACAGGTATAGCAACTGTAACAGGAGCAATTCAAGGGCTTGTAGAAACAGATGCAGTTACTATCTTAGGTACAGCATCTGTTAGTGCTGATACAACAAGAATAATATTTGCTGATAATGTAAGCATTGCAGGTGTTTCAACTGTAACTGGAACATTAAAACAAATAGAAGATGCTATAGCTACAGCAGTAGGCATAGCAAATATTGTAGCATCTATTGATAAAATAAAAGAAGCAACATCTGATATAAAGGGTGTTGCGACTGTAACAGGACAAATAGATAAACTAAAATCAGCATCTTCTGTAATAGTTTCGGTATCTACTACAAGCGGTTCTGTTATACGTTTAAGAAATGTTGTCTCACTAATAACAGGTGTTACTAATGTTATAGGTGATAGTACTAGATTAACACAAACAGATAGTGTCATCATACAAGGTGTAGCAAGTGCTACTGCTGAATCTCGAACTTTTATAGATGCTATTGCTTCTATTCAAGGGCTTGGAAGTATAGATGCAGATACAATTTCTTTTAATTATGATTTCTTTAGAGATAATTATAATAGACAAAGAACTGTTTATGTTAGAGCAGGTGGTGGTTTAACTTCTGCTGAAAGAAGAGTGTTAATACCTTTTGAAAATAGATTAGTTAGAATCCAATCAGTACCTAATACATCTACATTTAGAAAAGTGATAGTAAGGGCAAGATAAAATGAGTTTACGATTTCCAAATAAAGATAAAGATGATATACTTGACTATAGTGTTGATTGGTCTAGGTTTCTAGGTACAAATACTATATCTCAAGTAATTTGGTTTGTAAAAAATGAAAACGGTGTTAAGACTAGAATTAACGCAGGAGACACTGTTAATAATATTACATCAACTTCTCAATCTATTTCAAGTAATGGTAAGGTAGCTGTTATTATTTTGTCAGGTGGTACAAATAATTTAACTTATACTTTTACATGTAGTATCACAGATAATAGAGGTATAGGTACTGAACGAACTATAAATCTAACGATTAAAGAGAGATAAAATGGCATATGACTTCTTAGAATTAGTAAATAAAATTAATAGAAGATTAAATGAAGTTGAATTAACCTCATCAAATTTCTCTACCGCAACAGGTTTTTATGCACAAGCAAAAGATGCAGTTAATCATTCTATACGAGATATTAATCAACAACAATATAATTATCCATTTAATCATATAGAACAAGAAGATACAGTATCAGCAAATGTAATGCGTTATTTTTTTCCTGATAGCTTAAAAACAGTAGCTATGGATACATTTAGAATTAAAAAAGATACAACACTTGATGTTGAAACAAGAAAATTAAAAGTAATAGATTATGAAGAGTACCTTAATAAATATATAGATTATGAATATGATAATTCAAAATCAGCTATTCCTCAATATGTATTTAGAACACCTGATTTACGTTATGGTTTAGTACCTGCTCCTGATAAAGCATATACTATAGTATACGAATACTATCAGTTTCCTGTAGATTTAGAATTATTTGATGATGTGCCTACTATACCTGAAAGATTTGCTCATGTTATTGTAGATGGCGCAATGTTCTATACTTATTTATTTAGAGAAAATACACAAGATGCGATGGTGGCTAAAGAAAAATTTAACGAAGGTATAGAAAACATGAGAAGTTTATTAGTAAATAGATTTGAATATGTTCGTTCTGGTATGATTGTAAACAACACAGGTAATACTAGTTTAGGTAATGCTAGGACTACTGATGGTGCGGCTTTCGATTAATGTTGACAAAATCAATAATTTAAATATAACTATATAAGGTATATTATGGCAGACGCATGGAGAACATATCCAGTAGAGTTAACAGGTGGGTTAATAACTAATCTTAGTCCTATACAACAAGGTATAAATGCTATAGGAACAGCTACATTCTTACGTAACTTTGAGCCTTCTATTGAAGGTGGCTACAGAAGAATACAAGGTTACTCTAAGTTTGATACTAACTTAATTGCAGGAACAAATACAGGCGGTAGCCCAGATATAATTAGAGGTATAGTTCGTTACGCAGGTTTTGTAATTGCGGCTAGAACAACACATCTATATCGCTCATCAGGAAGTGGTTGGACACAGATAACTGATAGTAATAGTTTTGGTAGTTCAGGAGTATCTTTATCTGGTTCAGGACGAGTTAGATTTTTAAAATATAACTTCGATGGTAGCGAAAATTTATTTATAGTTGATGGAACAGGTAATCCAAGAATATACGACGAAGTTGCAAATACAATAACATCAGTTAGTTCTTCTTCTCTTACAGGTGCTGACTTTGTTGCTTTATTAAAAGGACATATCTTTGTAGCAAATGGTTCTACTTTAGCATACTCTGCTTATTTAAATGATACAGATTTTACATCAGCGGCTGGTGGTGGTATATTTAGATTTAATGATACTATAACAGATTTAATAGTTTTTCGTGAACAATTAATTGTATTTACAAAAAATACTATAAATAGAATTGTAGGAAGTAGTGCTGAAGATTATAGAATAGAACCTGTAACAAATGATTTGGGAGCAATTGCACCAGATACGGTACAAGAAGTTGCAGGAGATGTTATTTTCTTAGGACCTGATGGTTTAAAATCTTTAGGTGCAACAGATAAGATAGGCGATTTTAGTCTTCAAAATTTATCTAACCCGATACAAAAAGAAATAACAGACCTTGCTAATTTTTCTTCTGTGTTTGCATCTACTATTGTAAGAGCTAAAAGTCAATATAGAATTTTTGCATATAATACAGCTATAACAGATATTTCTTCACAAGGAATATTAGGAACGCAAGGAGTGCAAGGTAATTTTTCATGGGCTGAAATATCAGGTATAAAAGCTAGAGTTATATTTAGCGAATATGATAGCGATGAAGAGTTTATATATTTTGCTAATGATGATGGTTATGTTTACAGAATGGAAAGCGGTAATAGTTTTGATGGAGCAAACATAAAAGCCATCTTTCATACACCTCATTTAACTTTAGACGACCCTCAATTAAGAAAAACATTTTATAAAGGTACAATATACACAGACCCATCAGGTGCAGTTAATATGCAGGTATGTCCTATTTTAGATTTTGGTAAAGTTGAACCTCAACCTATATGTATAACATATGCAAATGACTTAACTGAGTTTTCTGTGTTTGATGATTTAACATCCGTTTATGGTGGTTCAACAGTTAAATACAGTTCTGATAATTTTGATAGCAGTCTTGTTCAACCTTTGATAGGTTCTGCTAAAGCATTTCAATTACAAATAACCACAGACGATATAAATCCACCTTTTAGTTTAGATACAATAGTATTAGAATATAGCCTTAACGGGAGAAGATAATGGGAAATACATATACTAGACAATCTAGTAATAATATTGCCACTGGTCTGGTAATTAATGCCTCAGATTTTAATGATGAATTTAATGCTTTAGTAGATGCATTTAGTGCTACTTCTGGACACTCACATAATGGACAAGCAGGAGAAGGTGGACGTGTTACAGCATTTGGACAGGCAGGTGAATTACAAGGTACAAATGCTAATGTTATACAGCCCTATCAAGATGATAGGGTAGATTTAGGAGCATCATCTGCTAAGTTTAAAGATTTTTATTTAACTGGTATAGCTTATATAGATGCAATAAATTTAAATGGTACAGCTATTACATCTACAGGTGCTGAATTAAATATCGTAGATGGTAGCACATCTGCTACTTCAACACTACTAGAAAATGCGGATAGATTAGTTGTAAATGATAATGGCACTATGGTTCAAGTAGCATTGACAGATTTTGTAACTTACTTTGAATCTACTTTAGACAACTTTTCAAGTCTTACAACCGTTGGTGCATTAACCTCTGGTTCTATTGCCTCTGGATTTGGTGCTATTACAACAACTAATACTATTACTTTTGGAACATTATCAGATGGTACAATAAGTATTGCTGGTTTTAAAGATGAAGATGATATGTCTTCTAATTCTAATACACATGTTCCAACACAACAATCTGTAAAAGCATATGTTGATTCACAACTAACAGCTTCTGATTTAGATTTTCAAGCTGATAGTGGTGGTGCTTTATCTATAGACTTAGATAGTGAGACATTAACTTTTACTGGGGGAACAGGTATTGATACGAGTGGTTCTGGAAATGCAGTTACATTTGCTATAGATAGCACTGTAACGACTTTAGCAGGTTCACAAACTCTTACTAATAAAACTTTAACTACTCCTATTATTGAAGAAATAGATAGTAGTGGTACAATTACGTTAGATGCTGGAACAGATATTACATTGGATGCAGATGGTGGTGATGTCTTTCTTAAAGATGGCGGTACTACATATGGTTCATTAACAAACAATTCTAGCAATTTAATTATTAAATCAGGAACTACAACAGCATTAACTTTTGCAGGTGCTAATGCTACTTTTGCTGGAACATTAGCTGTTGGAAATTTGTTATTAAACACTAACTCTTTAACTAGTACAGATACTAATGGTAATATAAGTATAACACCAAATGGTGACGGTAAAATTATATTGGATGGATTAAGTTTTCCAATAGCTGATGGTAGTGCAAATCAAGTTCTTAAAACAGATGGTAGTGGTCAACTTTCTTTTACAACTATAAATACAGATTTATCAGCAGATAGTAGTCCTCAGTTGGGCGCAAACCTTGATTTAAATAATCAGGATATAACAGGAACAGGAAATATTAACATATCAGGTAATGCCACTTTTAGTGGCAACCTAACTGTGAATGGCACTACAACCACAGTAAATACTACTAACACTGTCGTATCAGATAGTTTAATTGAACTTGCTAATGGCACAACGGGAACACCAGCTAATGATGCAGGTATTGTTATTGAGCGAGGCAATGAAAACAATGCCTTTATTGGATTTGACGAAAGTACAGATAAGTTTACAGTAGGCACTGGAACATTTACAGGTGCATCTACTGGTGCATTGTCTATAACCACAGGAACACTTATCGCAAACATTGAAGGTAATGTAACAGGTAATGTAACAGGAACTATACAAAATGGGTCTTCTGGACAAGCGTACACGTTTCCTGCAACTGATGGGTCTGCAAATACTGTACTGAAAACTGACGGTTCAGGAGCATTATCTTTTAGTTCTGTGGGGGCGGCAGAATTAAATGTAACTGGTAACGGAACAGATGGACAAGCCTTGTTATCAGATGGTGATGGGTCGATGCGTTGGGAAACACTAACTACTGCCAACCTAGCTACTTATCCTCAAGTAATTACAGCTTTACAAACAAATGAAACTAGTTATACAATTCCATCAAATGCTAAAGCAATTTTTCTTAAAGTTTCTGGCGGTGGAGGCGGTGGCTCTAGACGAGTGTATGCTGGTAACGCAGCTTACAATGGTGATGATGGTAATGACACCACAGTAACAAATAGTAACCTTTCAATCAACATCACTGCAAAAGGAGGCAGAGGTGGTCTAGTAAATAATTCTGGTATCAGACCAGTATTTACTACTGACTCAGGTGGTGATTATGTCCATAGAGGCATGGGTGCGTTAGGTGGATATGCTGATAATGATAACTACGATGCTCATGCAGGTGCAGGTAAACATGGAAACCTTGTTCATAAATTTGTAACTGGAAACATAGGTGGTGAGGTTCTTACAATTAGTTTGGGTGCAGGTGGGGCAGGTGGCTCTTCTGCTGAAGACGGACAAAGTGGTTACGTAGAAATAGTGGTTTGGTAGCATCATGGAAATAGACGCAATGCTTTTTTGGAATATCATCCTAACACTAATTGTAGCACCAGCATTTTGGGCATTTCGTCAAATGTTTGCTGAAGTAAAACGTCTACAGATATTACTAAACAAAACACGTGAAGACTACGCAACTAAAGCAGAGTTACGTGACGGTATGGACAGAGTAATGGAAGCACTACATAGAGTAGAAGATAAACTAGATAGAGCATTAGATAGGAAATAATTATGGCTATGTTCAAAGCATTTAAACCTAGTGGTATGGCAAAGATAGCACGTGCTATGGGTTATCAAGGAGACATGGAAAATTTTGATAAGTTTCTTGGGGCAAATCCTGCTAAACAAATGCAAATGAATAACTTTGTTAAACAGGCACAACAGATGGCAAAAGGTGGTGTTGTTGTTAAACTGCAAGAGGGTGGCACAACCACACCTACAGAAACTACAGAACAACCAACTGAGGAACAACAACAACCAACTACTAATATAGGTGATATAACTGTACAAAGAATGACTCAGCCCGGTGTTCCTGTAGGTGGCAAAGTAGATGCCGCACAGATAATGAACCCATCAGGTGCAGTTCCAACAGGCACAGAGTTAACTACTGGCACAGGTCAGCTTGGTACAATTAACCCTATTGATACTGCTGTAGCAGGTGTGACTCAGGCAGATACAGTAAAAGAGAAAGCACCACAAACTGTAGAAGCGGATACATCTAAAGAAGATGTGGATACAGCATTACAAGCAACACAAGCTGCACAAGGAACAGTTGACCCACGTGCAAATGTAGTGGCATCACAGCAAGCGAAAAGTTCTGTAGGTGATTTAAGTGCGGCACAAGGTGCAGGAATACTTATGGATAATCCTGTACAACGTGAGATACAGGATGGTGAGCTTATCACAGGTGCGGCAGATGCACAGAAAGCGGCTAAATTTACAGAAGAAATACAAGCGGCTCAAGCTACCCCATCACAAAAAGCTACTGTGCAAGGACAGCTCGATAGCTTAATGCAGGATTTTGAAGGTGGTAACACACCAGCATGGGCGGCAGGTGCTATGCGTAAAGCAAATAGTATGTTAGCATCTCGTGGTTTAGGGGCATCTTCCATAGCAGGTCAAGCTGTTATTCAAGCGGCTATGGAATCAGCTATACCTATTGCACAAGCAGACGCATCTACGGTAGCACAGTTTGAATCACAAAACTTATCGAATAGACAGCAACGTAATATGCTTGCGGCACAACAACGTGCTACATTTATGGGCATGGAATTTGACCAAGAGTTTCAAGCACGTGTGCAAAATGCAGGACGTATTGCTGATGTAGCTAATATGAACTTTACTGCTGAACAACAGGTAGCATTAGAGAACAGTCGTATTGCTAACACAATGAACCTGCAGAACTTGTCTAATCAGCAAGCCTTAGTAATGGCTGAAGCTGCGGCTTTATCTCAGTTAGATATGGCAAACTTATCTAACAGACAGCAAGCGGCTGTAATGAACGCACAAAATTTTATGCAGATGGATATGGCTAATCTATCTAATAGACAGCAAACAGAGATGTTTAAAGCACAGTCTCGTATTCAGTCTTTGTTTACAGACCAAGCGGCAGTAAATGCGGCTAATCAGTTTAATGCTTCTTCTCAAAATCAAACAAACCAGTTCTTTGCTAACTTGCAATCACAGACTTCTCAGTTCAATGCGTCACAAGCAAATGCACAAGCACAGTTTAATGCAGGTCAGATTAATACAGTAGAAAGATTTAATCAGGAGATTGCAAATCAACGTGACCAGTTTAATGCACAGAACCAACTTGTTATAGCACAGAGTAATGCACAGTGGAGAAGAGAAATAGCTACTGCAGATACTGCCGCAATCAATCGTGCTAACGAATTAAATGCTAAAGCTATACTTGATATATCTAATCAAGCCTATAATAATCTGTGGAGTTATTATGCAGACACTATGGAATGGGCTTGGACATCTGCAGAGAATGAATTAAATAGATATGCAGATATGGCAATAGCACAATTAAATGCAGACCAACGTGCTAAGACTGCAAAACAAGCAGGGCAAACTGCGGCAGGGTCAGCTATTGGTAGCCTTATAGGTACACTTGGTTCTGCTTGGATAGGTGCAAAATTTTAAGAGGTAGATATGATTAATAATCCAGCAAGAGAATTATATAGTAACATGGATATAGATAAACTAAAACCTGTACAAGAAGAAACAAAAGGTTTGTTATCTAAAAGAAACTCTATGTCTATGCCTAGCGGTGCTTCTTCAGAACCTGCTTTTAGGGTAGCCCAACACATGTTAATTTATAGAAAACAAAGAGAGATGTTGAAAAATGGATGAACCTTTACTTGATGCACCTATTCCGGGTCAGGCTTTAACACATGAGCTAGGGGCTAGACCTTGGCAAAGTCCACCTCAATATAGCACTGTAGATGAAGCAGTTGACTATTATACCTCACGTCTGTCTACTCCTGAAGCTACATCACAGATAATAGATATACTAAAGATGGGTATACCTGTTACATCTCTAGCAAATACTATTCAGATGGGCAGTATCATGGATGGTAAACATAGCATTGATGTAGGGATGCTTGTGTTACCTTTAATCGTTGAGGTTATAATGTTTATAGCCGAACAAGAAGGTATAGACTACGATGATGGTCTAACAGATGTAAAAGATAATAAGACAAACGAAGCTATATTAGAGAACATACGTACACAGATGAAAGAAAAAGCAGGTAAGCCTGTAGAAGAAGAACCTGTAGTAGAAGAGACACCAGAAGAGCTTACAGGATTAATGGCACGGAGAGCATAATGGCATTTTTAACAGGATTAGTAACAGGTTTAGCCAGTTCAGTTGATGACCAACTTAAAAAAGATATGCAACGTACACAAGAACGTATAGATGGCATGGCTCAATATAGAGTTACACGTAGACGTGCCGCTTTAGAAGCACAAGAAAAAGAAAAGAAAGAAATACAAGATAGTATTAATAAACTTGCTACTTTAGTGGGTGGTGATATAGACAAAGCTGCACAGTTATATGTTTCAGGTGGGCAAACTGTAGATGGTGCAAATGATTTATATAAAGAATTAAAAACTAATCTTGATGCAGGTAAAAATATTAATTCTATGTTGACATTTGCTGACGTAGCCGAGCCGGGTCAAGTAACTGATTACTTAAAACAATTTGTTACACCTGTTAGCACTCTTCCTATATCAGAAGATGAAGCACCTGCTGCTGGTTTATATGGTGCATTGTTTAAACCTGACACTACTAAAAAAGTTATGCGACAAGTAGAAGAAGCCGCACCTTTAGGCGACCAAACTAGAGAAGCATTTGATACTAAGGGTGCTACTATAGACCGTACTCAAATGCTAGCGGCTGAAGAGTATCAAGATGTTGTTACTGGTAGAACTAGAGAAACAGAACGATTTGATATGGAAAAGAAAACATTTGCTACTCAACAGAAAACAGCAAAAGCAAATATCAGGCAAGCGGATGAGAGACTTGAGTTAGCTAGAAAACAATTTGCTAGAGATGGTGATAATTTAGCATGGAATAAGGCAAAAGATATGCATGCTATGACTATAGCAGATGAAAATCTTAATCTTGCTGTCGCTAGAGAAGGTAGACTAGCCCAAGAGTCTCGTTTAAATATGGACCTTACGAAGTTAACTATGAGAGAGAAAGAGTTAGCTATAGAAAAAGCAGAAAAAGCACCAGAGTTTGCTGATTATGAAGCAATGCTCGTAAGTGCTAATCAAGAGTTAGCTAAACTACAAGCAAATGCGGCTAATCGTACTTTAACTGATGCAGAAAAAGCTAGAATGAAAATAGTATCAGCTACATATTCAGCAGCTTTAAAGGGTCTTAAAGAATATGAAACATCTAAAGATACTAGCACAGGCACTACAGGTTATCAGCCTAAAATATCTTCTCAAACATTTGATAGTATTTATAACAACGAAATTAAACGTCAACTAGAACCTATAGGACTTGTTCAAGATATTGAAGGTGTTCTTAAATATAAAATACAGGGTTACGAATTGGAATATATCACAGGAATGAATAATGCTCTTACTGCAACAAAAGTACGTTTAGCTACAAATAATGATACTTTAGGTATTAGTCAGTTTGTACAATCACAAACTACTATGGTAACTGACTTAGCTGATAAGTATAAAACTAAAATGTTAAAAACAGAAGGCTTTACTCCTACGAATATAGATACAAGCCCTAATATATTGCAGAGTTTACAGAAGAAAAAAACTAATGGAAAACCTGTTGACCCAAATGACCCACTAGACCAAATAATAGAAGGGGCTGAACAAGGTATATATGAAGCAGGAGATATAATAGAATTTAAAGATGACAATAATGTAACGCAATATTTATTATATACTGGAAATGATTTACTATAATGGACAAAGCTACTATTAAAGCAAGATTATCAGGTCAACCTGTATCTAGTGTTACTACAGAAGAAGATGAAGAACAGAAAAACAATACTGGTTTAGATAGAGATGCCATACGTAGTAGGCTAAGTAATAAAAAACCTGTATCGGTTGGTAGTAATACTGCTATGCCAGATGAAACACAAGCTACTTCAACAGATGAAGTGGCAATAGATAACATACCTGAAGTTGATGAATCACCTGAAGCATTTTACCTACGCACTGGTAAAGTTCCTTTAGGTTATAGATATGTGCCTACCGTTCCTGTAAGCGATGACCCTTTAGATACTGCAAATGTTAAACTCATTCCTGAATTTGACCAACCTACTGTAGAAGAACAGACGGATAAACTGTTTGGATATGAGGATAAAAAAGAAGTAGATAAAATATTATCAGAGGTAGATATAATTGATGCTCAAGATTTTGTTGACAAAGCACCAACAGGATTAAAAACAATAGCAAAAGTCATAGCCGCTACTGGTAATGTTGGTTTAGAAACTTTAATATCTGCTGTTGCTGGGATAGAAGAAACTGCGAAAGATTCAGGAGAAGCTATCACTCGTGCTATTCACGAAACATTTACGGAAGATAACAAACTCTTTGGTATGACAGGCAAAGAGATGTTGCCGTTTGACCCTAAGACCGCAGGTAAAAAGTTTGCTGGTGATTTAGGAGCATTATTAGAAATGGCAGAGGCTGTTCCTGCTGTTGGTTCTACCTTTGGTTTAGCAGGTAACACATCAAAGAGAACTCTTAAAGAGTTAAAGAAAGAGATAAAATCAGAAGAAGCAAGAGAAAAATTATTAAATAGAAAATTAAATACAGATAAAGCTAGATTTAATACAGAAGAAGAAATAGCTAAAAAAGCTAGTGAAGCATCTAAAGTAGCACAAGAAAACCGTGAAGTAGCTAGTGATTTAATTGATGCATTTGAAACACGAACAGGTAAAATTATATCTGATGTAGGAGATGATGGTCTTAAAGTAATTAATGAATCTAAAACTAGAGAAGTAGGGGTAGAAACTGCTGAAGAAATAGCATCGTCACAAAGAAATACTGTTCGTCAGTTTTTAACAGGCAGTGCAGATGTTGATTTAAATGCTGCAGTTTTAACGGGTCAGGGTGATACCATCACTCAACCTTTACTCAAACCAGAAAAATTTGATGCTTTAGTTGCAACAGTATCAGATTTAAAAGAACGTATTCCAAATGCATTTGATAATGATAAAACTGTTATAGATAATTTATTTGATTTAACGGTTAATCTTGATTTAGATAATGCTGTTGCTAGTGATGAATTAATAGACATGCTTAATAAGTATGATTTATCATTTGAAGATTATATACTTACTGTTGTAGGTTCTGGTTCAGAGGCAGGTAAGACACTACAAAAACTATCTCAAATAAAACGTGTACGTCCTGCTAATGAGATGATTGCTATGCAGGAAGCGGCAACTAAAGAAGCACAAGGTGCAATACGTAAGTTTGTTATGCGTGTAGAGAATGTTCGTAGAGCAGGACTAGTATCTCAGGTAGCTACTGCCGCACGTAACCTTACATCAGGCGGTATTCGTGCGCCACTTGAAGGTTTAGGTAATGTTATGGACACTGCCTTATACAATTTATCAGAGGAAGGATTTAGAGCCGCAGGTAAATCTTTATTTTCAGGTAGCAATTGGAAGGATAGTTTTAGACATATGAAATATATGTTTAGTCCTGAAACATCTAGGGATGTAAAAGACTATGTAGATTTTATACTGAAGCAACCTGAGTTAGCCAAACAGTATGACCTTATGTTTAATAACATAAATGAAATACAGAAGATGACAGGACGTGGCACTGGTGGAAAGGTAGACTTTGTACTTACTGAACTTGAAGATGCTATGGATATTCTTAATACACCTAACAGATGGCAAGAACATCTAATACGTAGAGGTGCTTTCTTAGGAGAGCTAGAGAGATTAGTAAGACGTGAATGGAAAATTGATTTAACAGACACTATAAATAAAGGTAAGATACGTGATATGTTAAATGATGCAGGTACTGTGCGACCTGAAGGTGGTAGAGCTTTTGGTGATATGGTAGCTGAAGCAACAACAAAAGCATTAGATATTACATATGCTAAACAACCAGATGTTCCTATATTTAGGTCTACATCTCAGTTTATTGTTCGTAATGGTCTTACAGTTATATTACCTTTCCCACGTTTTATGTTTAATAGTATGGAACTTATGGGTCAATATGCAGGGGGAGCATCTATTCCTCTAGCTAAAAAAGTAGCTAGTGTTGTGACACGTGGTAGAGTAGGTGGGGGTAAATTAACAGCTAAAGATAGACAAAGAATATCTCGTAATCTAGTTGGTTCAGGAACTGTTCCTTTTATATTTTTATCGGATGATGATGCGGAAAAAGAAAATAAAGATACACTAGGAACAGTCATTGATTATGCAGGTGATATGCTATTAAGCATGTCTGTAGTAGGTGCGGCATATCAATATAGAAGAATGAGTGATGCTCCATCTGACTATAAACTAATGAAGACTAGTGAAAATACAGTGCTAGATACAACACCTCAGTTTCCTATGCGTCAGTTCTTATATCTGGGAGAAGCTACAAAGAGAGTGATGGATGGAACTTTTAAAGAATTTTTTGATTTCAAAGAATTTAGTGAAACTTTTATAGGTACTAATATTAGGCAGGGTGTAGGACAAAGTTTAATACAGGAAGTAGCTGACCTCACAGCAGGTGTTGATTTAACAAATGAAGAGAAAGCAGGAAGACTAATAGGACGTGCTTTAGGTAATTATTTATCTACATGGTCTGTACCACTTGGACAAATGGTAGAAGCGGAACGTGCGTTGGGTATGAGAGGTACAGAGTATAAAGAAACGGGTGAAGACCCACAGCTAGATTTTCAAACTACATTTATGAGAGAGTTAACTAGACCTTTTAAACGCTTTGAATCACCACGTAAAGAAGAGCAAAGAGCATCTCGTGAATTTTTATTTGCTGAAAGAAAAGAACGTGTTGCTCCAATACTACGTGTGCTTGGTGGTTTAAATATTAGCACTAGTGATGAACCTTATGGAGAGTACATATCTAGTTTTGGTTTTACCGATTATGAGTTAGCAAGTAAATCTAAAGTAAAGAGTATAAAAAGATTTGAAGATAGAGTGGTCAGAAGTGCATTACCTATAATAGTAGAAGAGGCAAAAGATTTGGAAGAAGCACTTAGGTCACAATATAAACTAGGAAGTGCTGAACTTAAAAAAGAATTTAGTGAAGAAAAGTATGTAGCTGTTAAAGTAAGAGCTTTTCTAAAGAAACAAATTAATAGTATAAGAAATGAAATATCGGATGCCAAAACACTCAGTGCTGATGCACCTGAATATGCAGAAGCTATGTTAAAGTATAGACGTTTTTCACCTGAGATAAGAGAAGCGGCAGGTGTTCAATTTTTTGAAGAATATAATAAAGTACCAGACGGTACAGACTTTGTTGATTTAAATAGATTAAACATAATAGCGGATGCTTACGAAGAAGCATTTTCTGGAAACTAAAAAAGGGGCAATTAAGCCCCTTCTTTTTTATGTGTTACTTAGATAACATATCTGCTGTTAACTTGGGCAACTCTATCATTGCCTTTGCATAAGCATCACGTTCCTCTTGTGGCATAGGTATCATACCTGCGTCTGTTAAAAGACCATCTTCATTCCAATGCTTTGTCCACTCTGTAACATATTCTTTGACACCAAAGATAACATTTACATGAGCATGTTTAATATAGAAATATAATGCTCTTGAAATAGCATAGTCACCACTAGCAATTAAATCAAATGTTGCAGGTGTACCATCTACTACTGCACTTTGGAGTGTGTCAGTATTCTGGTCAAGATATGAGTA